TTACCCATTGGCGCGGCTTAAGAGCTTATTTTTGAATTCACAATGGTCACGATATAACCATCTTGCTCGCCCGTGGATAACTTTGGCTTTTGGCAGGTCGCCGGACTTAATCCGGTCATAGATGAAGGTTTTACCGAAGCCAGTATCGGCCATGATGAATTTCAAATCAACCAGTGAATCAGGTTGTAGTTCGTGTTGCATGAGTGCTATCTCCGAATAGGGAATCGAACCTGCAAATCAGGCAATAAAAAACCGCATTGATGCGGCAATGGTAGGTCTGGATATCTTGAGAAATGAACGGGCCTCATCGAGTGTGAGGCTGTGGTTAGTCCTTGCGTAGCTCGCTGATTCTTCTGTAAGTCTCTGGTGCTTTGTTTCCGTGTATCTTCATTTCAGACTTCAACAGAGCAACGAGGGAATCCCATTCGTTGAGGATGCCTTTGAATGCCGGAACGCGCTTTGCAACTTTGTCGAATGAAGCTCTGATTTCTGGAATCTGCTCGACAAGAGCAACGCATCGCCGGAAGTCTGCTGCGTCATGTGGAGCGCCGAAGTGATGACCATAGATATTCTTTTTCAGTCCACATGCGATTGAGGCAAGAGTTGCGCTACTGATGCCGACATCGCCAGTCGATTGCCATTTCAAAACCTTCATAGACAAATCTGACATTTCTTGTCTCCAATAAAAAAACCTCCATCAGGCGGCTTGGTGTTCTTTCAGTTCTTCAATTCGAATATTGGTTACGTCTGCATGTGCTATCTGCGCCCATATCATCCAGTGGTCATAGCAGTCATTGATGTTCTCTGCTTCGATAACTCTGTTGAATGGTTCTCCATTCCATTCACCTGTGACTCGGAAGTGCATTTATCATCTCCATAAAACAAAATCCGCCGTAGCGAGTTCAGATAAAAGAAATCCCCGCGAGTGCGAGGATTGTTATTCATTGCCGATATTCACCTTTATCGCGAACACCTTTACCGGTTTATCACCGAAGTGCGGATGTGTGATTGTCTTGATTTCATATCCGTCATACGGAACATCAATTCTGCGGCTGGAATCGTCGCGCTTCGGATATCCCTTTGTGATAATCAGTCGGTCATACTCGCGGAACATAATTCGCTTATTCCAGTAGTCATTACACAGGCGATACTCTTCCGTTTTCTCCCCGCGAATCATGGCATCGAAGTATTCACCTTTGACGGCAAGTTGCAGGTTAGCCACGGTTAACCTCCTGAGGCGGTTCTGGTAGAGGCATCCAGTCGGTTACATTGCGACTCTGTGTTTCGAAAAATTCATCACCATTGCGGACAATATCGAAAAACTCTCCGTCTCGATATTGCGCATAAAGAACGAATGCACCATCACATAAAATAATTACGTGCTGACCATCATTTGGCATTCGCTCACTACAGCTTATCCAACTATCCGGAGTTACTGGAGAGTTGCCAGTCTTACGCATGGCAATCTCCACGATTTCAACCATATCTCCTGGCAGAATTTTACAAAGCTGGCCAAAGCGCCTCTGCTGCCTGGCATACTCGAGGATGTGCTCCAGTTTGGTTCGATTAATCATGATTTATCCCCCTTAAGCATGGCTGCACGGCAGGCGTTCCATCCTCTCACCTCTGCAATAGCGGCAACAGCATCAACCGCGTACATGCTAAGAGGATTAGGCATTGGTTTTTCTTCCGGTACTACTGGCACTGGAGGGGCGGCATAAACAGGAATAACGTCCGATTGTTCTTTATTGCTTTCATCCGTCAAAGCCCAGAATAATTTTCCGGCCGGATGTTTGAAAATATAAGCAACGGGTTCTGCCCACAGCAGGATGCCTGGGTAATCCGCCTGACAGAATTTCTCTGCTGGCAAAGTCACCTCTCGGGCTTCCAGTTCTGCTATGCGCTTACTTCCATCCGAGATAACACCTTCGTAATACTCACGCTGCTCGTTGAGTTTTGATTCAAGTTCACCGAACTTACGGACAAGATATTCAGCGTTTGTTTCGTTAACCTTTAAATTACATGGTATGCATTTACCTTTCAGGAAACCATCCATCTCAATTAGTGACATTTGTTTCATTTCTTCCCACTCCGCCACATTGCATTCAGATATTTGTTTTGATTCACTGAAGGAAACGAGTTTCGCTTAAGCAATTCCTCTCTCGATGGCATTGGCTTTACGCGTTGGCGAATAATCATTTCTGCCGGAAGAATGCCGGGATTGTATGCAAGTCCTCTCATGATTTACTCTCAACGAACTGGTCAATAGCCATGCTAAGTGACATGCCTAAAGTTTCGATATGCTGCTGAATATCTTGTAGCGTCTGCGCCTGAGATAACAGGATTTCACGGTTGCATAACTCTTTAACCAGATGCTCAAACTTGCTGTAATAACCGATACGACTGAGCGTTTCTTTCCCTGCATTCTCGCCTTCTTTGATAATTCCTCTTTCGCTAAGAATCAGATCGTGTTTGGTTCCGGTAATAACGTATTTTCCGAGGTCGATGTTTAGCTTCATTGTTTTCATTGTTAATTCCTCAGTCATTACTGATAGCGCCATAGCGTGAGCGGTAATTACGCAGGCGCGGGTCGATATATTCAGGGAAGTGGGTATATGTTGCTTTGCAGAATGGTCGGATTGATGTCTGGTAAATTCGCTCTCGTTCTTCTTTCTCTGCAAGCCATATACAGTGGCGAAATTTCTTTTCCTCTTTCGTTTCCTGCGGTAGAGACATTATCCGGTCGTAGTTTTTTCTGAATTTATCCAGCACCTCCGATATGGAATTGCCGGAACAGCGGCGCGGGTCATCCGCACCATACAGAGGTGCTGGCATGATTTTCTCCTGATTAAATTGCGTGAATAGCGTGACGAGGGAAGGGGAGAGTTACTGGTGCAAAGGGGATATCGTCGTCAAAATCCATAGGTGGTTCGCTGTGATTCCCTTGCTGCTGAGGTTGCTGTCTTTGTTGCTGACCGTTATTTCGCTGATGAGAAGACTGTTCATTTCCTCCTTGCTTGCCACCAAGCATTTGCATGGTTCCACCAACGCCCACGATGACTTCGGTAGTGAACCGATCCTGTCCGCTTTGATCTTGCCATTTTCTTGTCCGCAATTTGCCTTCAAGATAAACCTCAGAACCTTTTCGCAGATATTCGCTGGCAATTTCTGCCAGTTTCCCGCTCATTACCACACGGTGCCACTCCGTCTGCTCCTTTTGCTCTCCAGTTTGCTTATCACACCATTGTTCTGACGTAGCAACGGTAAGGTTTGCAAATGCCGTTCCTGATGGTGAATATCTGATTTCTGGATCATGACCAAGGCGACCAATAATGATCACCTTATTTACGCCTCTGCTTGCCATTTATGCCGCCTGTTTTAGTTCGTTAACTCTGATGTTCATTACCTGAACGCATTTAGCCTGCGCCTCCTCGTTGCCAGCCATTAATTGCCAGTCACGCTGATAACGCTCGATGAGTTTTTTCTTGTCAGTTTCTGTTGACGCATAATCGCTGAAGTCTTTCAGGATTTGTTCGCAGTCAACCGATGGAGATTTCTGGTTGGTATTTTCTGGTGATGGTTTGTTATCTGATGCTGGGATTGCCCATCCCGGCAGCGATGGAGGGAGCCAGTAAAATCCTGTTCCATCTTTCAGTTTTGCCCTGTGCCACCCCTGCTTTTTATCGAGAGATGTTTGTGCGAAACCTTCCTCAAGGTTATACAGATACCGACCGATTCCCCACTGAACGGCAGCGCGCTTCATTGCACCTGAACGACCACCTTTGACGGCTTCTACCTGCGTGTTTTCAGCAGCATCCCATTTGGTTACCCATTCGGAATCAATCTTGATTGATATGCCGCATTCAACTCCGCCGTTGTTGGGAATATCGCGGTATTCATTGCGCCATCCTGCTTTGCCGCAAACATCGTCCAGGCGTTTCATGATTGCCCGGTTCGTGACATAAGCCAGCACCATAGCCCACACCTTGCCATCGCGTGTTTTACCGCTTTGCTGTATTCGCCATTCGATATCTTCGGGGCTGAATGGCTCATCGAATTTATTCAAATCCATAATTCACCTCAGAATGGTAATTCGGATGGGGAGGAAAGAAACTCGCGCTCATTCATGCGCTCTCTTTGTGCCTGCCATAAACAAAGTTGTTTCTTTGATTTATCTCCCGCTTTACGCCAGTAACGAGCCTCAGCAATGTGATATTCTCTTTTTAATCGACTTAACTCTGGAGTTTTCGCCAGTTCTACCGGAATCATTTTGACCTCCATTTCCTGTAGGCTTCGACGGCCTCACGAAACATCTTTTCATCGCCAATAAAAGTTGCGATAGTGAATTTAGTCTGGATAGCCATAAGTGTTTTATCCATTTTGGGGAACTCCTGGCTGATTAAGTATGTCGATAAGGCGTTTCCACCCGTCACGTAATTTACGGGTGATTCGTTCAAGTAAAGATTCGGAAGGGCAGCCAGCAACAGGCCACCCTGCAATGGCATATTGCATGGTGTGCTCCTTATTTATACATAACGAAAAACGCCTCGAGTGAAACGTTATTGGTATGCATATAAAAAGGCCCTCACACAGGAGGGCAAAGAAGATTTCCAATGATCAGAACAAGTCGGCTCCTGTTTAGTTACGATCGACATTGCTCCGTGTATTCACTCGTTGGAATGAATACACAGTGCAGTGTTTATTCGTATGCCTGTCTTTTAACCACATCAGGCTCGGTGGTTCTCGTGTACCCCTACAGCGAGAAATCGGATAAACTCTATTCACCCCTACAGAGAGAATGATGGAGATTCACCGATGAGTAACTGGTGGCAGGAACTATTACGTTTCTTCCTGCGTGGTCTTACGCTACAACAGTTAATTCATATGCTTATTATTTTAATTGCCTTGATAATAATCACCCCAGCATCAATTAAAGAGTGGGTAGATATAAGGAACCCTGAAATACTTCCAGAACACTGGATGTATTACGCAATGCTTTTGTGTATCAGTTATGTTCTGAACAGGGTGATGGAGTTTATCTTTCTGGCATCTTCAGAAAGATATAAAAAATATCTCAGTAAGAGAGATGAAGCTAAAGTAATTGTGGAGACTGAGCGCCTGTTCAATTCTCTGAGTATTCAGGAAAAAGAGGTTTTAGCATTTGCTGTTATGGCAAATAACAAAATCGTACTTAAGCACGGCGATCCGGTCGCTTTATCTCTTATGAGAAAAGGCCTTCTCCATCGCTCAGGTGTGACTTACAGCGCGTCAGGTAAAGAGAAATTTGTTATACCTGACGTCTGGTTCCATGAGTGTTATATGCGCTTTGCTGGTAAAGCTGATGAGTTAATTTAGTGCCTCGACGGCGGGAGATCGTCACCTCGCCGTCAGTTGTTTTGATTTCCGGTAGCCTGCCGCGTAAATGGCTACGTTTGGCAGGCAGCACGAACCACATTCAACCTTCTTCCTATTCGCTCCTGCTAGCGAAACCACCATTGAAACACGGTCAATATTTTTACGTTTTGCTGTCGCCTCTTTGTGCTTACGAGCGCGTTCGAGTTTGCGAATCTCTCTTGCTTTCACTGGATACCTCCGATGATTGACTTTGGTGATTTGATGTCATGTGTCGATCCCCTTATTGCGGCTATCCATCCTGCCCAAAATGCAGGTGCTCACCGCTAAGTGGTAGCGCATCGACCTGCGCATTCATCAAATCCCAAAGCCAACCTCTCTTTGGTGGGGACGAATCATCCCCATTCCATCAATGTTAAAGAGCCTGCCAATCTGTTCCGTTTGGCTTCCTGCGTCCTGCTGATGGCTTAAAGATAACTTAGGTTATAGGTGTGGTCAATAACTTAGTTTATATTTTGTGGTAAGTAAGTTATAAGTGATGGATAACAAAGGTATTTTATTTTTGTAAATGTTGCTGATTGATTGGTGTTTGAAGGCTTGCGTGCGGGGTGAAGGTGCTACCTTTGGCTTGATGCTTGTCTATGATGAGGATGGTTGATTGGGTGGGGGACGGCAGGAAAAGAAAACCCGGCGCTGAGGCCGGGTGTTTTTAGTCTTTTCTTTTGCTTAGCATTTCGTCGATTTCTAAGTCAATACGATATTGATCTATTGCTTTTCTCTCGTTTGTGGTTGGTATTTTATACTGTTCAATTAGATCTGTTGTGTATTTTATTTCATCTAATGTGATTTTTATATCAGAGAGAATCTCTTTTATATCAATTAGATGGTCTTCTTCTTTTGCGCGATTAGAGCTATGTTCAATCATTTGAGATAGCTTTTTGCTAATGCTTAGCAAAACAAAAAGAATGATGACCAAAACAACAACAAGAACTATCAGAAATTCCATTATCCCTCCGCACTTCCGTAAGTCTTCTTCTGATTATCGGTTACCAACTATGAGACGACCAGAATACTCTGCCAATAATCCTTACGGTTTCATGAAATTCATCTCTATCCATTACTTCATCTGGGTACTCTTCGCGATTTATTGATCTGATTATCACCGATGTTGGGGTGGCGATTAATGTTTTTACTCGTAACAAATCAGACTGGCAAATAGCGTAGGTTTTACCATCTCTGATTGTGGTATCTTGTGTGTTAACGCCAACAACATCTCCGTCGTGAAGCGTTGGTTCCATGCTTTGCCCTACAACCCTAACTAGCTTGGCTGATCTTTCAGATACCCCCATCTTTTTCAGATAGTACTTTCTGAAAACCAAAGAGAACTCTGATGATTCCTCTAGCTCGCAGCTACCGCTTCCAGCTGAAAGCGAAACGTTAAGAAGAGGCAACGCGACAAACTCGTCATCGTTTCTTTTAATATCTTCCCATACCACAGCTTTTAAAGATGATTCACGGACATTGGATGGTTCTTCATGTGTACCATCCCTCATTTCACCAATACCAGAGCTAAGCCATTCAGGGCGTACTTTTAAAGCATTGGCTAATTCAACCATCTTGCGAGATCCGTTTGTTTTACCGGATGACATCTTCTGTATGGCTGGCTGAGATATTCCAACCATGTCAGCAAGCTGTGATTGCGACACACCTGCTGAGCTCATGGCTGCATTTAGTCTTTCTGCGAATGTTTTCATACCCACAAATCTATAACTACGGTTATCCAAAGTAAAATAACAAAGGTTATTGCTATTTTTTATAACTTGAGTTATCTTTGGTTATAAGTAATGACCACAAGAGGTATGCTCATGAATTTAGTAATTCAACGAGCCTTGAAAATTGTCGGTAGCCAAAAACGCCTTGCCGACAAGTGTGGTGTAACGCAGCCAGCAGTACACAAATGGCTGAAAGGCGGGTTGGTCTCTCCAGAGAAAGTTACCGCCATCGTTAACGCCACTGGAGGGCAGATCAAGGCTTACGAAATTCGCCCCGATTTGCCACACCTGTTTCCAAAACCGAATCAGGCAGCATAAGTAACACCGCTCTTTAAACAATCAGGTCGGGGATGATTCGTCCCCACAAAAAACGCATCAACAGATGCGTAATATTCACTATTGGAAATCATAAGAAATGGAACAAACAAGTTACAGCAAACTATCACAGCGCGACGTTGATCGCGCAGAAACAGATTTACTCATCAACCTGTCAACGCTTACCCAGCGCGGTCTGGCAAAGATGATTGGCTGTCATGAATCGAAGATAAGCAGAACGGACTGGAGATTTATTGCTTCGGTCTTGTGTGCTTTTGGAATGGCATCAGACATCAGTCCGATTAGCAGGGCTTTTAAGTATGCGCTTGATGGACTCACCAATAAAAAACGCCCGGTGTGCAAGACCGAGCGTTCTGAACAAATACAAATGGAATTTTAA